GCTGTTGCTCTTTGTCTTCTAACTTCTTCTATTGCAAAAATTTGTTCTTCTATATCAAGTACTTTTGCTTTTTTCTTAGCTTCATCTACTACTAATTTTGGCATACCTATTGCGTTGTTCATAAGATTAGTTTGAATTTCCATTCTTTTATTCATTAATCTATCTTCGGCTTCCATTAATTCTTTTTGTTTTGTTCGAAGTGCTATTCCAAGCTCAGCCATTATATTACCTTGCTCTTGTTGAGTTAAATTTTCTTTTAGTATTCTGCTTACTTCTTTTCCATCTTTCATAACTGCGACAGTAAACTTTTTCATTATATCGTTATAAACAGTTGCTCCTAACATACCTTTAACACTATCTTGAGTAACACTATCAAGAAGTTTTTCTTCGTCACCTGTAATTAAATCTTTTAAATCTGGATTAGTTAAAACTTTTGCGGTTTGTTCTAAAACATCTCCCATATCTCTAATTGAATTTGTCATGTTAGTTAGATTTGTAGAATTTGGTCTTAGACCTCTTAATGATTTAGTAAAAGCTTCTCCTGTATTTTTTAATATTACAGGAGCATTTGCTAATTCCACTATATCGTCTATTCCAGGAACTCCATTAGTTTCTAACTCTTTCATTACTTTTATAAGTGCTCCAAACTCCTCTTCTGTCATATTTGTATCAGTAGTTGCTCTACTTAAAGTTTTTAGCATTGCATTTATTGGATCTCTACTTTCTCCTGTAATACCTTTTGCTGATTCAAACAACATTTTTCTTGTATTCTTAACAATATCTAATTGGTCTTCATTTAGTCTAGTTGTTTTTTTGATTTGAAAGGCAATTATTTGTGATATAGAAGCATCTCCTCTATTTTTATTTTGTTGCATTTGTTTAAAACTACCTAAACTTTCTGTTCCTCCAGCAAACTGAACATTATTAAGTAATTTTCCTTTTTTAATTAAATTTGTTAATACTGTATCAGTCATTATTAAATTATCTGCAATTCTTTTTACTTCATTTGCTGTTCTTTCAAAAGTATCTGCAACTTCCTGTTGTTTTTGTTTGAAAGCCTCTGCTGCTTCATCTGTTTGTTTAAACTTTCCTATGACTTGACCTAGTACTCCAACTAAAGTTATAATTAAACCTGCCCACCCTAATGCTGAAATTGCTCTTGATAGTGCCATACCCATAGCTTTAATTGTTCCTACAAATTTTCCGTATTCTGCTTGCATTATAAGTAATTCTGCTTTCCATTTAGCTCCCATTTTTTTAAACATGCCACCTGACTGTGCTTCCATTTGAACATTATGTGCTCTAATTATAGCTACTGTTTTTTGAGATTCTAATCTTTTGTGTCTTTCCATGTCAGAGAATTTTGTTTTTTGAGATTTCATTGACCTTTCAAACATATCTAGTTTTTTGGGGTCTTTTAAATTTCCAAATTTAGCTTTTCCATCTTCATTTAACATACCTTGTAAACTTTTTCTACCCGATTTGGCTGATGCAGCTACATCTATATCTGGTACTTCTGGAGTTATTGCTCTCAAAATTCCGGAACCTAGTAAAGCAAAGGACCCTGCCAATGCAACTACGTTTTTAGAAAGAGTTTTTGCTAAAAATTCTGCTACTCCTGTTAAACCCATTTTTATTTTATTTATTAAATCATCAAAAGCAACCGCTAATTGATTAAAAGCGTTTAACTCAGTGTTAAACTCACCAAATTTTTCTTCACCTTGGGTTAAAACTTCATTAACTACTGCTTGTGATTTTTCAAATATATTCAAAGATTGAGCAGATTTACCTATTTCTTGTGCGTACTTTTTAGTAGCTGTTTCTAGTCTTAGAATAATACCTAATTCGTCTAATAATTCTGGCTCTGCTTTTACAGCACCTCTTACTAGCCTATTAAATGAATCTGTCAAATCTCTTCCTAAAGCTACAGAAGCATTCTTCGCTACTTTACCTAATCTACTTAATTGATCTGAGCTTAGTCCTGCAGCTCTACCAATAGCAGCTGACTGAGCTGCTTCTGCAAAACTTAACTGAGCGCCTGTTGCTGCTCTTAAATTTGCTGTAATAAGAGATAAAGATTCTCCTGTAACATTTGCATATTCTTGTTGTCCTTGTATTAATATTCTGTAATTAGCAGCATCTTGTAAAAATCTAAAAGCTGCTCCAATAGCAAATATATTAGCAGCTAAAGTAGCATATGCAGGCACAAGTCCACCTGTGATGCCCTGAGCCATCTTAGAGAAGTTTTTAGTTTGGTTTGATGATTGACGCGATGCGCCTTTGAAATTACGATTTAGAGTTTGTTCAGAACGAGATAAATTATCAACAGCTTTACCTGCTTTTTTAGTGTCTCCTTCAAATATTTTTAGAGTGCCGTCATCTCCTATCTTAAAGATTAAATCAGCTATATTAATTTTCTTTTTTGCCATGTTTTACTTTAGATTCGCTGAGTTTATACCTCCGCCTTTTGCTCTTTGTTCTTTAGCTTTTTGTTTTCTTTCAAGTTTTTGGTTTATTTTATTCATATTTCTTGCTTCAATATGTTTAATAAATAAACAAACTTGTTGCCTGTCTTCTATATTGTATACATCTAGTAATACTTGGAGTGCTGCGTAATCTTTTCCCATATAAGAACCGCTCATACCATCCCATCTATCAGGTAGCAAATCGTGTATAAAAAAAGCCACCTGAACTTCATAAGGATAATCTCCTCTTTCAGGCGGCATTTCTTCGGGGTCAGGTTCAATACCTTTTTGGTCACATATTTCTAAATATGTGTCAATAGGTAATTGTCCTTCTTTATACTGTTTATCAAGTAGTTCGAATATTTGTTCTACTTGACTTTGGTAAAATTTTCCAAGTCGCCTGTTACTTCAGTAACCCAAGTATCAAAGTCAGCTCCATTTTTCATTAATGTTTCTGCATTTTCTACATTGAATTGTAATTCATCTTCGGGGTCAAGATTGCTAATATCTACTAATAGAAGCTCTTCTAAGTACTTGTATTTCAAACCCTTCCAACCTTTGATGACTGCTTTACAGTACTCGGTTAAAAATTTATCCTCATCTAGTGTTTCTTCGAAACCTCTAGTTTTTCTGTTTAATTTTTGAGAGACACATCTACTTCTAAGTTTGATGAGTTCTTCTCTTGCTAAGTAACATAAATCTACTGAAAATCCTGTTAGTGTAGGATAGTCAACTGCTACTGTTTTGCTTGGAGTCAATAGACTCGCTAATGATACTTTTTCTTTTTGTTCTGTCATAATACTTTTTTCCTTTAAAAATGTGGGAGGGTTTTATCCCTCCCGAGTTTACCTAATAATTAAGTTACGTTTGGTCCAACTGATACAAGAGTGACTTCGTCTACTGCGTCTACTGATGTAGGCAATGCATGGAAAGTAGTTTCTAAACTAACTAAATCATCTATTGAGTGTGTTGGTACTTCTAAATGACAAGTCGGTAAAGTTACTGTCAATCTAGGAGAATTACCTGTTCCGCCGATAACAAATACTAAGTTAAAGTCATTTGTTATTACGCTAGTGGATTCTATAATATCTTCAAATAAGTCTGCACTTGAAGCTCCAGAAGCTGGAGTATTTAAGTAGCAAGTAAAAGCGCCTGAAACACTTCTTGTACCTGTAACATGTCCTAAAGGTTGGTTAACCTGTCCTAATGTTTCAGGAGTTAAATATGTCATATTATTAGAGATAGTAAAACTACCACCTGTTAATGTTAAGCTATAAGCAGTAACGATGTCGCCTGCTGCTGCAGCTGTTACAGTTAAGTCTGTAAGTCTGTTTCTTATGAAGTTATTAGTGTCTGCGGCTGCTGTACCTTCAAATTTTGTTGCTGTTGGCATAGAACCTGTTTCACTTATAAGTGAGCCCATTCCAGACCATTGTGCTGTTGCAATACCGTCGATATCAAAATCAACAGTTACTTCATTTACAACACAGTTACTTATTGAATAAATAGTTGGATTTGATTTTCCATGTCCCATTTCAAATGTAAGAGTAAATGTATCTAAAGCTGCTTTATTTGAGTTTGTAAAAGCAATAGTACCTGCTGATGCACTAGTTGTAAAACCTGCACCTGAAGCACCTACTGCTCCGGAACCTGCTAATGCGTTCCATAAGGCTTCTTCAACCATATGTTCATCACCTGCACTTCCGCCATGTTCTCCACCAGAACCTCCTCCGCCAGTAGCGAAAGGTCTAATGTAAGTTGAGAAAGACCACTCTGCTGGTGCATAAGAATCAGTAAACATTTGTCTAGCTCTTCTACTAACGCCCGCTGAGGTTGTCATTTCATTGAGTGTTACCTCGGTTGTGTTTGTCGCCTGAGAAAAACTAAATCCATCTAAAACTGGTATATTATATACAGCACTCGCTGAGTCTGTTAGATGAACCTTAGTATCTCGACTAAAATAAAATGTATCTGCCATTTAATTTCTCCTTTTTAATGAAAAGAGCTTTAGCTAAATATTAATTTGCCGCGGCTGTTTTCTAGTACTGGACTGAAGTTATTATTTCTCCTATTCCTAAGGGCTCTAATACTCCTTCATCCGTGTCAATACTGAGTATAGTTGTTTGTATAGTGTTTTGCACTGCTCCCAACTTATCAGTATACGTTATTGGGTTATTGGTTTCCAATACAGTTTCGACATCTTCCATTAGTTTTTCTAATGCTTCTACTGCATCGTCTTCTTGTACGTAGCAACGAAAAGTTAAAGTTAAAAATCTAAACTTTTCTCCCGCTCCTAAATACTCCCTTGTTTCACTTCCTGCATTAATATGTATTGCTGGAAACTCTTCAATTTCGTCCCAAAATTTTAATCTGGGGGAAACATGTGATACAGAGCTTAAAAATTTTCCTGTACCATCTATTTCTTCTAGTTTTGTAACAAAGGCGTTTACTATTGCACTTCTTCGCGTAGTATAGTCTCTTGATGCCATTATTGTCTCCTAGTTCTTATAAATTTATTTCCTGTTATTTGTGTAGCTATTTCTCTAACAGTTCCGCCTATTAATTTTCTTGGGTCTCTGTTTCTACTTCCCATTTTTCCACCTGGTTCAAAAGTTTCGTAAGGGTCTCTCATATAAGTATAGTCTATTTGAGTTCCTCCTCTTGGTCCCATAACAACATTTGTTACTTCTGCACTTTGTCTAAATCTTCCTGTTCTGTTTCTAAGTGCAGGTGGTTGCATCTTTAAAAGCATTGCTTCTGGTAATGCTTGATTTATTAATTCTTTTAGTGCTATTGGATTTTGTTGAGTTCCTAAACCTCCCACACTTCTTTTTGATGTGGCTACTTTTCTTCTACTTTGTTTTGCTGACTTTGTTCTGCCTCTTGTAATTTTTCCTGCGGTGAATAAGTTTAATTTTCCACTGTCTTTTTCTCTTGAATATTTAGCATTATTTAGAGCTGCTTGTTTGTTTACCTTATACCTCATATCAGGTTTTCCTGATTTAGTAGTAAAGTGTTTTACTACTTGTGCAACCACTGCGTCTTCTGTTATTTTTGACATAGACTTTGAAGCTTCATAATCTTTATTAGTTAAACCTAAACGGCTATTTAATAACTTATCTTCTATAGCGTCAATAACATTGGTTACATTTGGGTTATCAGCATGTTTCATAAAGTCTTGATGCTTTTGACCTCCCTGAGCAATTTTTATTATTATTTCTTTTTGCCCTTTTACTATACTAGTAATAGTTTCTCCATTCACTATAAACTCTAAGTCCAACTCTTCTGTTATATGTTTAAAAGCTTTAGCGTACATTGTTGGACTAAGTATTCCTTTAGGAGGCCTGGAGGCAAGTACATTATCATTTACGTCTCTTAAAGCATCTATCATTCCTACTACTGGAGCTGAGGTATCATCTACTGCTCCTGAATCTGTTTTATGTAAATTAGGGTATTTATATTCTTGACTAGCTGTAGGACCATGTAGTCTCCAAGCTCTACTTTTACCCCCTAGACTTCCCATTCTTTTTGCAGTAGCACCTGTTAAAATACCAGCTCTTGCTTTTTTACTTGTTGGCATGCCTTTTTTAGATAGTCTTCTACATATTTTCAAAGTTTCTCTTATCATTGTAAACCATAAGGCATTAATGACTTCTCTATTCTCATTTCCTGTAGCTGAGTTCATACTTCCTGCATATGTTACCATAGGTCCGCCCATACCAGGATTAGAGTGTTTATGGTGAATATATACTGCAGCTTTACCTAAGCTTTTCTTAGGTTTGCCAGATTTACTTGTACTAAATCCACTATATTCTACTAATTTTGTTTGTTCTACATAAGAATTTCTGCCTGCAAATACTTTATATCCTTTATGCTGGTGCACATTTTTTATATTTCTGGTAGTATACACATTTCTAAAAGCTTCTTTAACTGCTGAATCTAATATTTTGGCTTCTGCTGTAGTTAACGATGCAGCTCCAGTACTATTTAGTATTGTTTCTCCTATAGAATCGTATGCTTCGTCCTGAGTCATTAATTTATGAAAAGTAAAGTCAAAAATTGCATTTTCATATTGTAGATTTCTTACTGAAGAAGAGTTTGCAGCTGTTCTTATATCCTTAATTATGCTTCTTACAGACATTAAATTATAACTCTATATAAATCAAGTATTCTTTTTATGTGGTCTGGAAAATCTGTATTGTTCCTGACTCCTGAAGTTCCTTGATTCTGCAATGTCGCTCCTGCTATCGTTCTTCTTTCTTTATGCTCATCTTTCAAATAGTAGTTAACTAAATCAAATAAAGCTAACTTTAAATCTTTAGGGCATGTAGCATACCCTGCATTATAAACAACTTTTATTGCCGCTACGCCTTTTGGAAAACTTCTTTTGTTTCCATTAGTGTCTGTTCTTATAATAGCGTCTGACGCTTGGTCAAAATAGTATTCATATTTTGCTGTTGTTAATTCTGAATAACTATCAGCATAAGTTGTTCTTTCATGAACACTATCTATAGTAGTAACTGGACTTTCACTCAATATAATCATACTTGTAAAATTATCATCTATATTAAAAAATTCAGTTTTATCTGTAGAAAAAAAGTCTACAAACGAAGTACCACAATACTTCTTGGCAAGGTCACTAACTTGAGGTACAATTATATCAAGGCGTTGGTCTTCTTTCTGACCGGTAATGCCCTCTACGTTTTTAAATTCTTGTACTGTTATTAAATCTGCCATAATTAAAAAGGGGGAATGTTAGGTACATTCCCGAAAACCATATTAAGCTATTATTAACTAGCTTTGTACTGTAGAGCCCACTTAGAAGTAGCGCCATCGATTAAATCAATGAAACCAAGTCTTTGTGAAGCAACTAGTACTGTTCTTTGGTTAGCTACGTCGTAGTCAGACTCAATGGTTACACCTCTAAGTCTTGGCATTACGTAGTTTCTTGCATAAACTGCAACAGCATGGAATTTACTTGTTGCTGGAGTTGCAAACTCATCACAAACGATTACTTTAGAACCGAATACTGAACCAATTTCGCCACTGATTTTAGTAGCCATGTCACCAACTAAGTTGACATCTTGGAACTCAGCATCTTCTAGTAACTCATAGTATCCTCTTTGTGATACAACATAAACAACTTCAGATGGATTTAAACCATATTTGCCCATATTCTTTCTAGCAGCTAATAATTGTAAAGCTGTTAGTGAATCAGAAGCAAAAGCTGTTGATGATTGAGTTAAGTCTGAATCATTTCTTGCTAAGTGAAGTAGACCTTCGAATGTAGCACCTGAAGTACCATATACGCCGTCTGCATCGTCACCAGCTAAGATTGCGTTCTCAATACCTCTAGCGTGAGATCTAACCATAGATTCTCTAATAAGAGGTAGGATAGGCATGATTGCATCTTCTTCAGTCTCATTACCTAAGAATGATTGTGAAATAAGTTTTTTGGTTGAAAGAGTTCTTTCACTCATTACAATACCAGCACCGTTTCCAGGGTCATAAGCATCGCCTCTTGGGTCTAAGTTACCATGAGGTGCAGAACCTGAAGCTGCTTGGTTAGCTGTAAATTCAGCATACCCAGCATCTGGTAAGATAGGAAGAATTTGAGTTGCTGAAGTCATTTGGATTTCTCTAAATAACGGTGCAAGCACTAATTCATTCTGAATATCTCTTTCTACGTTTGTTGAAACAACTTGCTCAAAATCAGCTGATGATACATCAACACCTGACATTTGATTAACTTTTTCCATTACGCCTTTGGCATAATCGCAGTTCCAACCTTTACCTGTAGCTAAACCAGCAAATTTTGCATCGACAATATCATTCTCGAATGATTTTTTCCAGTCGCCATTTCCTTGTCTGTCTGAGAACATACGTTTTGATTCTCTCATTTTCATGATTTCATCAGACTTCTCAACTAAGTTAGCTTCTAGCTCTTTAACCACTTTTGAAAGGTCTTCGTGCTTTTCATTAACTCTTGTCTCAACATCAGACATAAGCTTTTCAGCTCCAGTAATAACTGAAGTTACTACTTGTTTTTGTTCTTCCTGCTTAGCTTCTTCAACAGCCTTCTGCTCTGCTTCAACAGCTGATTTCTCGTCTGCTTCTGCTTGTGCTTTAGCTTTTTGTTCTGCTTGTTGCATAGCAATTTTAGTTGCAGTATCTTCTGCTACTTGTTTTGCGAATGCTTCAAGGTCAAAGCTTTCAGGAGTTATTTTTTTGTCATTTGACATAGATTTCTCCGTTTCTTGGGCTAATGCCCCTTTTGGCTGCTCGACTTCAACAGCATCTGCTGAATTAATTGAGTTAGCCTGATTGCTAAAAGTTTGCTTAAACTTGTTATAGTCTTCCATGTTGTCAAATGATTTGGCAACAGAGAAAGTAGCAGCTTGGTTACAGGGAACTGTAACAACTGATACTTCGAAAAGCTCGGCATCTTTTATCCTATATCCGTCGGTTTCTGTCATATAGTCAGCGTCCTTAACTCTGAAACCAACAGAAAAAGCTCCAAGGACACCGTCTTTAATTAAATCTTTTATATCGCCAGCTGATTTAGATATTCTAGCATTTAGTTCTAAACCTTTGTCGCCAACACCTATACCGGTAGCTCTACCTATAGGTCTGTCATAGTTATGATTAAATAATATAACAGGATTGTTTTTAAAATTGTCTAATCCACCTTTAAGCCAAGCATCGTGCTCAACGATATCGCCAGCACGGTCTTTGGTGTTAGTACTAGCAAAACCTTTGATGTCTAATCCGCCATCATCAGTTTCTCCTAGTGTTTTAAAAGTAGATGTTAAGTTAAATAATTTTTCCATTATTTCGCCTTTTTCTCAGCCTTCTTAGGGGCTGCCTTAGCGGGCTTAGGCGCTTCTTTTACTTCAAACATTTCTGGGTAAGCTACTTTGCACATTTGCATCATTCTTCCCCAAGAACCGAAAGGTCTTTTTGCAACTACAAAACGCATTGGTACGTCAGTAGCAGCTTTATATTCCTCAACGGTCATAATTTTTCCTTTCTTACTAAAATAATCAGCAAGTTGTTTCAATACGACTTTCTTATTATTCGCCATCTATATTTTCCTCGTCTTGTGGTGGTCTCCCACCGTCACTTGGATTTGCAGAAGAGCCCGCTATATTAGCAGGTACTCTTGGTTCATCAAATCCTTCTACTGGTTCTTTACCTAAGGCTTCTCTTGCTTCGTTAGCACTGAATATTCCAGTATTAACTAATGTTGCATAGTAAGCTGCTTGGTCTCTTAATTCAGGTTGTAGAGCAGGTATATCTGTCACATTTTCTGATATTTTGTAGCCAAAGAATCTTTCTAGTGCATATCCTACCTTTCTTACGACTGGTAGAATAGTTTCAAGATAATAAAGTCTATGGTTGGGTCTAATATTTGCATTATTCCCTCCGTCTAAAAGAATAGGTGGTATTCCCATTGCCTCTAGAACTATTTTTTCGTTTGCTTTGATTCCTTCTTGGAAATCTAAGTCTTTAAAACTTACTTGTGTTAAATTTTCAACTTCTAGTCCGCCATCTAAAAATAGTGGTCTTCTACCACCGGAACTTGGGTTATATCTTTGTACCCATGCTTGTAACATTCTTTCTTTTATTTTCTCAGAAAGAGTGTTTGGCGATTTCAGTACTAAACCTGGTACTGCTCCATTTTTAAAGAAGTTATCTTGAAAGTTTCTCATACTTCCAAGTAATTGCATTGTTCTAAATGCTGGTTTGAGTCTTGGGACTCCTCTATATATAGAGTTAAAACTATTTTCTTTTATGTGTATGATTTCGTTAACATTGTAGTCAATACTGTTTTCATAAGTATACTTTTCAATATAAGTATCTTTATCAGTATATATTCTTACTTTGTCTGCAGGTAAGTGATATAGATGAACACCGTCATAGTATATAAAGATATTTCCATCAATTAGTAAATCAATAATTAAATTTCTTTTAAAACTATTTATATCCTGAAAAGGATTTGGTTCTTGATTAATTAGTAGATTTACTCTTGACCTACGAACATTTTTTACTACACCTGAAAATCCTGGTATAGGTTCGCCTATGTCATAAGGTATTTCTGCTGTATCATCTACAATCATGTTTACAGCTCTGTTTACTATTTCTAGCTGTTCGTATGCTTTCTTGTAGTTGGTAACTATTTCCCGAGAGTCAACCGTTAAGCCTTCACCTCTCGAAATGACATACTGAGATGGATTTAATTTTTCCTCTCGTTGTATACCTAAAAATCTATCATACCATGCCATATTTATCTCTTTGTTTCTCGACCCATCGTTGTTGTTTCTTTGCAGTTATCAATTTGGGTCTTTTTCCATAAATTGAGTGCAATCGTAAATGATGATTATGGCAAAGTGTTACACATTCGTCATACACTTCTACATAATTTTCATCAATGAACTGCTTTCTTATATCTAGTATTTCTTGCTCATTATTAATAGTTATTTTGTTTCGTTTTAACCAAGTTTCTAGAAGTTCCGTCAGTCCATGAAAATGATGAAAATCTAAGTTTTTGCTACTCCCACAAATATAACAAGTGTCTTTCTTATTATATCGTGATTTGGCTTTATCTCTTACGTATTTAACTAAATCTCTTTTGAGTTTCATATTTCTACTCTTAATTAGAATTATACCAAAAAGTCACATATATTGTCAAGAACTGTTTTTGACAGGTGTAACTAAAAGGTAGTAATTGAGGTTTCAAATGTATAGAGGGCATATCGTATAGCATCTGCCATATGAGATGACCCATCATGTTTTGGCTTTTCTCTCATTAAATTAGGGTTGGGATCCCATTG